AGGGGTTGAAGGGAACATCTTGCGCTTCGGCCAGAACCGGCCGACCTCGGCGCCGAGCTCGAAGCCGTCGACGACGAGATAGACGAGGTGCGCCAGGAGGCGCTCGCCCACCGACGCGCCGCGGACCACCGCGGTGCGCGACCGACCATCTGGGGCCCGGACGAGATAGAGCCCGCGATCGATGCCGCGCCGTGGTGCGCGGATCCGCTCGACCGTGAACCCGGCGCAGGGATTCGGGCGGCTGGTGATCGGCACAGTGGTGCGCACGCGCCATCGGAGGAGTCGCGTCATGGCACCACCGCCGGAATCGTGGCGCCCAACAGCGCGAGCTCGGCTTCGAGGAACGCGATCCGCTCGTCGCGCCGCTCGATCTCGATTTCGCGCGCCTCGAGTCGCAGCTGCAGCGCGCCGGCGTCGAGCTTGTGCACGACCAGCTGCGCCGCCGCCTTGCGGAGGAGTTTCGCGTCAGCCTGCTCCCGCTCGGCGTGCACGGCATTCTCCGTGCGCAGCCGGACGTTCTCGTCGATCAGAATCGCATGCGATGTGCGCGAGGCAGCCGCGCCGGCGACGGCGCTGTCCCCGAGTAGCGGGAGCGTGCGATCGATGGCGTACCTGGCCGCAGCGGTCATGCGGTCACCCCGATGCCGAGGCCAGGGCCTTCCTCTGCCAGGGCCTCCGGCATTTCATCGAAGCTGGTGTCGCGCATCGCCGACGCGGCCGATGTGGGGGCGTCGCCCGTCTTCTTCGCCAACGGTTCCCACGCGGCGACCTGGTCGAGCACCCGCTTGACCTCGGCGCCGGTGCCGACTTGCAGGCGACCGAGCGTGTCGACGATCAGTTTCTCGAGCTGCCCGCGGTTCATCCGTCGCGCGAGCGCCGCCGCGACGATGGTCCGCTTCTCGTCGTCGGTCATGCGGGCGAGCTCGTGCCCTTCGTCGGCGCAGGGGATCTGCTCTTCGTTGGTGAAGAACTCGGTGGCGCCCGTTGCTTCCTTCGTGAGCAACGTGCCGCACCGCTTCTCGGCGGTCGTCAGGCAGCGATGGATCTCCGACCGGGCGTCCTGATAGAGCCAGCCCGCGCCATCGGCGGTGCGGAAGAATTCCTCGGTCGTGTCGCAGGCGGCCGCGCGCGTGGCGATCAGCCGGCCGACCGCATCGAAGATCCCCATGTGCACCACGACCGTCACATGTTCGCCCGATTGCTCGATCGTCGGCGAGCGCTCCATGTGCCGGACCGAGAGCCGCACCACGCCGCGCAGCACCTGGGCGCCGACTTCGTAGAGCATCGGCCGCTTGAACTTCTTCTGGCCGTTCTCCTCCGGGTTGCCGTAATGCACGCCTTCCTTGAGGACCGTCTCGAACGCCTTCTCCACCCGATCGTGCATGAGTGCCACGCGGCGGAGCCCTTCCTCGAACTCGTCATCGGAGAGATCCGCCAGCGTCTTCCCGGGCTGACTCATGAAGTCCTGATGCGCCTCGGCTCGTTGCAGCTGGAGCTCGCGCGAGGTCGAGACGCGCGCATTCATCGCGGCGGCGCTCACACGGGCTCCTTCGCTGCGACCGACGGCGCAACGCTACGGTGCTGTGATTCCGGCACTTGACCCTCGAAATGGTTATGGTGATCGTTGAGGGGTCCACGCAGGACACCCGTCCTACCAGAGCCCGGTTCGCGCCGGGCTTTGTCGTGCTACCAGTCCTGTCGCCCCATCCGTCCCACCGCATCCAGGTGCGCCCGCTGCAGACGCGCCCAGTCGACCTGCTCCAACCGCACCAGCACGCGCCACGCGATGACCACCGCCGGCAAGAGCAGGCCGACGATCACCCGCGAGAGAATCACGGCCGGCGCCGGGTGATCGAGGAACGCGACGACGTCCGGCCTCATCCGTCACCGCCCGGGATCATCGCGCCTGGCACGCTGCGCCAGTCATCGTGATAGAAGGGGAGACAGAGCAGCGCCGCGATCGCGACGGCGAGAATGCCGAGCACCGCGACCAGCAGAGCCAGCACGCCGCATCCGACCAGGACGAAGCCGATCGCGTTGATCACCGCGAGCACGGGATTCATGATTTCTCGTGCCCCATCGGCTTGAGCATCCGGTCGAGCAGCGCGCGGATGAGCTGCACCGCGCCGCCGAGCAGGAGGATCGTGGCGCCGAACGCGACGACGCCTTCGAGGAATTCGCGCGGGTTCACAGATGCCGCCACGCCGACCGGGCGAGGTCGATGAGGGAGCAGACGACCACGGCCGCCAGGACGACGGCCACACCGCGGCCGAGGAGATCCACGGGATTCATTTCGCCGCTCCGGTCAGTGCGCCCTTGAGCTGGAGTTCCCGCCCTCGCACCACGTCGACCGCGCGAATCAGCGCGTCGCGATTCGCCGGCGCGCCGTCGGCCAGGAAGACCGTGATCGCCTGCTGGACCCTGCACTCCGCCTCGCTGGCCGAGCAGAGCAGGCCAGCATCGAGTGATGATCGGTTCAGGTTCTCGCGGAGGAGATCGACTGCGGCGAAGAACCGCTCGAGCCGTACGGGATCGCTTTGATGCGCGTGCACCGCGTCGACCATCGCTTGCTGCAACTTCAAGAGCGCTTGGTGGGCACCGCCGACGCTGGCGTGGCCGCGGAGCACCTGGAAGCGTTCAGCTACCGCGTCGCGCCGCTGGTACTTGAACGTTGCGCGGTTCGACGCAATGCTCTCGCGCATGACTCCACGTGGAACCGCGGTCACGCCGCGCTCGGGATCTGGAGTGTGCCCCACGCGCGCCGGCGCAGAACTTCGGCGGCCGAGACATTCCGTCCCTCATCATTCGAGAGATCACCGGCCTGGCGGCGAATTTCAACCGCCTCGGTCTCGGTGAGCCGCACCATGACCGACACGCTGCGCGACTCCCGTTCTGGCTCGTCGGCTGGCGCTGAAGGTCCCGTCATGTCGCTAGCTCCTGTTAGGCGTTACTCTGTTACTCTGGCGGGAGAATGCTTGTCCCGTAACCAGTGCTTACAGTCTAACGCCTTGTTAGCAGACCTGTCAAGGGTCGGTTTAGGTGGGGTCTTGCCGGAGAAGAACTGGCGGTTTCAGCGGGTTTGGGACGAGGCGAAAGAGCCGTCGCAGGAAGCGTTCGGCCGCGGCATAGGGATCTCGGGACCGATGGTATCGATGATCGCCACCGGCGCCAGGCAGATGACCCTGGACGTGGCGCGGGCCATTAGCAGGAAGTACGGCTATCGCGTGGCATGGCTGCTTGAGGCGGAGGAGCCAGAGAAGCCGAACACCTCACAGGTCGCCGCACTTGAGCAGGCATACCGGAGAGGGGTCAGGGAGACGCTCGCGGCCTTCAGGCGCTTCGCGGACGAGCGGGAGGAACTGTTTACCGGACTAGGCGAAGGCCGCGCCGCGCGGGCGAAGGGGGCGGCTCGTCAGGTGAAGAAGGCGGAAGGGAACAAGCATGGCCCGCAATCGCCGCCAGAAGCGAGTCCGCCAGACCGGGCCCGGGAAGGATGACCTCCCCGTCGCCAGATTCGAGCCGGTTCATGATGACGCCATGGTCGTACCCGCATTCCCGGTAATGCGCCCATTTGCGGCGGAACGGCCACCACAGCACAACCGAATCCGGCGGGACGCCAAGCTCAGGAATCCCGGCATCGAAATAGGCAACAATGGGATCGTCAGGTGAGTCGGACATGCAGGCCCTTTTTCCCGTAGCGCACCCGAAAGAGTAACGCTGTAACGGTTGTCCCGTAAGTGCCTTTGATAACCCATTGTGAGGTCAAGACTTATGCGCCTCATTCTGTTTGCGGCCCTATTCCTTGTGGCGTGCAGCTCTGGCGAAACGATGACCGCCCCACCGGCCGCACACGGCGCCGTCGTCGGCAACTACCGCGCGATCTACAGCTTCACGATTCCGGCCGCGCCGTTCCCGGACCTTCACGAGACCGACACGGTATCGATCGCCGTGCAGACCGTCTCCGACGATTCGATCACCGGCACGGCGTCGGGCTCGCATGTGACGACCGGGTCGTTTTCTCTCGGCTTCTGGAACGTCGACGCCTTCCTAGTCTACGTGCAGTTGAACTACACGCCGATGCTCGAACTTCGGATGCAATTCTCTCCGACCGCGTGCGGCGCGACGACGGGCGTTCTCTATCCAGACTTCCGGCATTACTACATGGATAGCTGTTCGCTCACGAAGCAATGACAATAGCAAGCAAAGGCGATGAGTTTGCTCGTTCCGGCGGCTACGGCGGCGAATATCTCACCGCTCGGCTGGCGGACGAACTTGTCTCGCTCTGCCGTGGCATCCTCATCGACGGTGCGGTCGATCGGAACGAGGCGCGCGGACTGTGGGACTGGTGCGCCGCGAATCCGGGGGTGTCCCGGAGTTGGCCGGGAAGGGTCGTCATCGACCGCCTGAGCCGGCTACTTGCAGACGGCGCGATAGGCGATGCCGAGCTAGCCGACCTCAAATCAGTGTTCGAGGAAATCAGCGGGTTCCGTAACGGCTTTCAGGAACCGCTTGCCGCGTGCTTCACCGACCCCACACCCGAGATCACATTCGGCGGGAAACTCTTCGCAGTGACGGGCGGCTTTCTCTTCGGAACTCGGCAGGCTGTGATGCAGGCGATCGTCGATCGCCGCGGTCGGGCGCGCGACGAGGTAGTCGCGACGATTGACTATCTCCTCGTCGGCTCGCGCGCCTCACCCGCATGGAAAGAGACCAACTACGGGTCGAAGATCGAACGGGTGATGGAGATGAATCGAAAGCAGTCCCGGAGGCCGGTACACGGCCGTCCGCAGATCGGAGTCATAGCTGAGCGTGATTGGGTGAAATGCCTCGGCGTAATTCCCTCGACGCCGCCCGCGATCCACGATTCTGCGGAGACGCCGTGAAGCGATACCTCTTCCTTTTGGCGTTGCCGATCGCCGCGCGCACGGCGCCCCTGTCCGCTCAAGCCAGGCATTGCGTGAAGGGCATTCCGTGCGGCGGGGCATGCATCTCGGCGCGCTATACCTGCCACGTCGGCGTCGACACCACGCGCGCCGTGAAGGTGCAGTCGCCCGCGATGGCTGCGAAGGACACCTTTCGCGGAAGCGATTCCGTCTGGGTGGCCTCGGCGGCGGATAGCGTCTACTTCTTCGCCGTTTGCGATGCGGCCAAGGACGTCGCCCCGGCGAATCGCCGATACTTCAAGACTGAGCAGCTCGCCAAGGATGCCGGTTTCCGGCGGTCGCGGGTGAAAGGGTGTTGAGCGACGACGCGGTCCGGTGCCCGAAATGCTCCTCGCCGCAGATTCATGCGGGGAAGCGCGGATGGTCATGGACGACGGGCTTCATCGGGAGCGGCCGCGTTGTGATCACATGCCTGCACTGCGGCCACGGCTTTCGGCCGGGCCGACCGACGCGCCGATCGAAGCCAGAGCGGGTTCTACTGACAATGCTCTTCGCGGCCATGATCATCGTCTTGATCATGACGCTCGTCTCGAAGTGACCCGTCGCCCGTGGCCCTGGTCGGATCCCGTGAAGGCCGGCGATCCCCGCACCGGTAACGTCCGCTATGAGACAACGTACGACAACACGCGTGTCTCGCTGATGCAGGGCCCCGACGTGCTGCACGCCGAGATCCTGCGCAAGGCGCGGCCGGACATTCACGTCGGCGTGCCGCGCGGCGCGGCGGTGGTGCTGGCGGCGAAGCAGGCGAGCGACGAGCTGCAGATCGTCTGGACGGTGGCGAAGGGGATCGCGTCGGCGGTGATCGACGGCGAGCAGGTCGCGGCCGTCTACCTCACCGGCAAGCGGGGCGATCCGTACGCCATCCAGATGGACCGGCAGCCGGCATCAGCCAAGCTGCAGCTGGCGATCCTGCACGGGATGACGGTACTGGGCGGGAAGCCGAGAGGGTCGAAACCGACCCCCTTGACTATATAAACGATAGCGTTTATATTCCTTGCATGACGATACGGAAGCTGGTTCTCTCGGTGCACGCGGTCGATGACCTCACCGACCATAATGTGAAGCGGTGGCAGGTTCGGGTCACGATGGAAGCGGGTCGCGAATGTGAAGCGGTGACCCATACTGGCGCTGAGACCCGGTTCTCCCGGTGCGCGATGTTCGGCCGGAAGACGCTCAAAGTGGTCTTCCTACGCCGTCCAGACCACGACCTCATAATCTCAAACCATTGGATCAATCGCCCCACGAAACGGCGGCGGTTGGAAGGGAAGAAGAAATGAAGGCGACCTACTCTCGCGATGCGGACACGTTCCGCATCGCCCTCGACCTCCGGCCCGGTCCGCTGACGACCGAAGAGAACATTCCGGGAATCCTTGTCGACCGGAACCGGGCAGGGCAGGTCGTCTCGTTCACCGTGCTCAGTGCCTCGGTCACGCTGCCGAAGGGGGTCCTCGATGAAGTGCCCGAGCCCGAGGACAAGTGGCTCTCCCTCGTCGAGGCGGCGGCATATGCCTCGGCCGAGGGGGAGGAGCTGGCGGCGGCGACCCTGCGCGTTCAGATCCACCAGGGCCGAATCCCGGCTGGCGTCCTTCGGAAGGTCGGGAGGGCGACGCAGATCAGTCGGACGGGGCTCGTGAACTATCTGGAGTCGCGCGCGCCGTCTGGGCGACGGACAAAGCCAGCGCGCAAGCGGGATTCGCGGAGGATTTCTAGCGCGGCATAATGGCGACAGGTGTTCAATGTTTGGACGGTTGATTACGAGAACTGGCGGCTGGAAGTAGCTCGGCGGCTGTAGTAACCGTTGCGTCAGATAGAAATCTTCCGTACGATTCGTCGTTGCCCGCGGGGCATTGTCCCCGCGTCCGGGGAGGCAATCTCGACTTGCGCAACGGTCATCCGAGCGGAAGTGTCGACGAAGGACCGTCCTCCCTGGGCCCACCGGGCTCCCTGATGATGTCTGCCACGGAACTCCCATGCGTTTCTTCTCGTTGTGCGGTCGTGATGGCCGCCGGCGATCGGGCGCGATTGCGCTTCATTGAGCAAGCGCGTCGCCAAGAAAGTCCATCAGCTGCCCGAGCCCAAGAGGCCCCGGCAGCTGGCGAGCGAATTGGGAGAGATCGGGCAACATCTACTTCTGACCGTTGCATACAGCTACGGCGCCATTCTCGCCGGTCGCGCGATTGCGCAGATCCCCGAGCCTGTCGTTCGGGCATCATTGTATCTGGTGGACGGCGTCACGATGGGGACCTATGTCCTCAAGCGGCTGAGCGTGTTCGTCATTAAGGCAATGGATTTCGGCTTCAACTGCTACTACCGATACCTCTGGCACAAGCAGCGAATCGCACGACTCCAAAAGGGTGAGCTCGATGCCGAAGAAAATTGAACCACTGGACTCCTGGCAGGGCTTCATCGACTCGCTAGTAGCGGGGCTGTTGGCAGCGCCGCTCGGCATGTTGATGGGCTCGGGACTGATCCAAGCTGCCGGGTTTGCCTACTTGATCTGGTACACGGTGGCAATGGTACCGGGAGCGATCGTCGCGGCGATCTTCCTCATGGACATCGCGCGCGCCGCCATCGGCAAGCCGATGGCATGGGCTCCCGCGTTCATCGAGATCGTCCTTCGCTCGGATCCCGACGGACTGCGAACAGGTGCCCGTGCCCCACTCATCGTCGGAAATGCTCCGATGGTGATCTTGACGCACATCAGCGTGCTCGCTCTGATCGTTTCGAAGCGCGCAAGGAAGGCATACTTCGTCGCGCATACCGAGGCCGTCGAGCGATTCCAGCGGTCCAAGGCACAGGCCTCGCTCGATGACGTTCGCTCTCGCGCGCCTGGCTGGGTCGCAGATCAATGCTTCACCAAGACGATCAAGCTTACGCGATCGGAGCCGCACACTGGCGAGTTTGCAGTGGCGGGGCGCATGCGCGACTGATCAGGGTCGATTACCCTGCACGATCGAACGCCTCGGAGATCCTCCGGGGCGTTTTCTTTTCCGCCACAGAACTAGCCAAATGCTTGATGCATCATGGGACGGCGTGCAAATGTTGCAACGTTTGCGATTCTGCTAGTCGTCGACGGCGAGACGGCCCCTCTCGGGGCCGTTGAAGTTGAGCGCGGGGTGCACCGGGCCGACGGCCCGGCGGTAGGGTTCATGGGTGCAGGATACGCTTCACGACTTCGGCGGCCCCGGCAATGCATCCCACAGAGAAGACCTTATTCACGCACGCGCCGGTCGTCGCGGCACCAATCGCGCCGGTCTCGGCCGCGGATTCCAGCTTCGACCAGGGCGCCGGGACCTTGGCGGCTGCCTTCGCATCGGCGAGCAGCTGCGCCCGCTGGGAGAGTATCAGCGTGGAATCGGACGAGATGATCGCGCCCAGCTTCACGTTCGCCGCGATCTCCTGCACGTAAGCATCCCGGTAGCTCTGTCTGGCTGAGTCGACCGTCACGAGCTGGCGGCCGAGCGCGCCGATCTCAGTCCCGAGCGCCGGCACGAGCGAATCCCGATAGATCGCGAACGAATCGAGGGCGCTGCGCGCGGAGTCGAGCAACGCAAACGCCTTGCGCGCTCGAGCGGCCGCGCCGTCTTTCCCGGCGGAGGCGATCGCGGCCCGTCGATCGAGATCCGCCACTCGCACCGAATCCGCTCGCGCGGCCGAGTCGCGCTGCGCCAGCTGGAACCGCAGCACGGCGACGGTGCTGTCGTGCGATCGCTGCATGACAGCGAGACTGTCGGCGGATCGCCGCGCCGCCGCGGCCGCGGCGGAATGACAGATGGCGTAGCCACCCGCGAGTGCAGCGACGACGAGTCCGACGACTGCGAGCGCCTTCTGCCAGGTCGTCACCGCGGCTCGCCGGACTTGACGAAGATCACGCGTTCATGGGTGATCCGGTCGCCGTCGACGTCGAACACCTGATAGCCGAGCGTGCCGGTGAGCCCGCTGAGGGCCGCGGTCATCGCCGCGGCATCGCAGATCCCGGAGTATCGCCCCTGCGTGTTGGCGCGCTCATTAAGCGTGACTTGTGTCGACCCGAGCGGCGAATCTCCGATCTGCCGCACGAAGTAGCCCGAGACGCCCGACAGCCCGGTCGCGACTTCAGCGTTTCCCGTCGCTGCGTTCTTTCGTCGGGCATCGAACTCAAACTCCCAATCGCTATCGACCGGCACTTCCTTGCATGCGTTCATGAGTCTCTCGCAATCAGACGAAGGGACGGGGCGCTCCGGGAGGTCAAGGCGAGCGCCGGCGCCCCGCGATCAAACAAGGTGAGTGCGCTCGCTACAGACGGATGGGTCACGGCCGCGGCGCCCATGGTGAGCAGCAGGTCGAGCCCTGCCGGTGCGGCGACTGCCGCGATCCGGACCGGGCCGAAACTGAGCGCGAGGTCGAGCCCGACGGGATCGAGGATGGTGCCAGATTGCGCCGCGGCGTCCCCAAACCCGAGCAGCAGGTCGAGCCCGCCGACGTCGATCGTGAACGCGGGCGCCGGCGCGCCGAAGGCGATCGCGAGATCGAGCCCGACGGCATCCTGATCCGTCGCTGCCCTCGCGCCTCCCATTGCCAGGCCGAGATCCAGGCCGCCGGCGTCGATCACCGCTCCGATCGTCGGTGGTCCGAGACCGAGCGACAGGTCCAATCCCGCGGGATTTGAATGCGCCGACACGCTGGGCGCGCCGAGCACCAGGCCAAGATCGAGTCCCGCCGGATCGATTGCCGCCTTGTCCGACGGCGTGCCGAACGCGAGCGCAAGATCGAGCCCAGCGGGATCGATCGATGCCGCGGCCTTGGTCGTGCCGAACGCCAAGCCGAGATCGAGACCGACAGGGTCTGACGAGTCGGCGACTTTCGGTGTGCCGAGCGTGAGCGCGAGATCGAGACCGGTGGGCGTGAGGATGAGCGCCGATTTCTTGACCGCCGCGAAGAAGTAGCTGCGCGGTCGCCGCCAGCGATACATCGCCAGCGGGTCCTTACTGATGCGCTGGATCTGCGCAGGCGTCAGCGCATTGCGCCAGATGGACACCGCGCTGTGGATAGAACCGCCTGTTGATCCAGCCACCTGGAAGAACGACGTCGACGAATAGCCGTTCGTCGCTCCACTGTTGGTGGCGCTCGTATTGGCGAGCGTGCCATCCACCCAGACGCGATCGGTCGAGGCGTCGGTGACGCCGACAATCACATGCGATCCGGCCGAGGATGGGAAACTCCCACCGCTATTGACCTGGCGGAACGCGCCCTTGGCATTGTCGAAGGCCCAAATGCCGCCGGCGGCCCCAAGCGTGGAAACCCAGTAGGACGTGAAGGGGCTGGTGTTTGTGTTGTTGAAGAGGACGCCGGCCCCGCCTGTGGCGTCGCTGACGAACGCCCTGAGTCGGACGGCCCAGAGCAGGGTGATATTGACCGGAATGCGTAGAATCGAGGCCGTCGGCAGCGCATTGCTGCTGATGAGATCGGTGCTCGACGGCGTATAGAGGCCGCCGGGGCCGATCACTGGCGAACCGACTCGAGTGAGTGTGAGCCCCGATGCGCCAGGCCCAACCATCGCTTGCGACTCGGAGACGGCGAACGGCGTGCCGAGATACAGGCCGTCCCACATCCACCGGTACCGCAGGTCGCAGTCGTCGCGGTGCTGTGCGAAGGGCCTGTTCGCCATCAGTTACGACGCTTCGTCGGTATGCGGATCGATGAAGAGGGTGTTCCCGGTGGCGCCCATCGCCTTCCCCGAGCTGTTGATCACCATCAGTTTGAAATCGCGCGCCGGCGTCAGGAGGTTGCGGAGCCGAAGTACCTGGGCCGTCGAGACCGCGCGCAGCCGGAAGCTGCCGAGATAGCCATCGCGAGGATAGCCGTTCGTCGTGTCGCTATCCTCATAGGTCGTCCCGTCCTGCTGCACGACATAGAGATCGACCGGCGCATCAGCGACGACGGTCGCCGCGAACGCCGCCGAGAGGATGGCGTCGAAGTAGAGCGCCGCCGGCTTCGTAATCACTCCCGACAGCAATCCACTGCCGCTCGCGAGCGCATTCAGCCCGGCCCCCATGACCGAGATCGGCGAGCCGACAACGACTGGACTCAGGTCACTCGCCATCTCAGAGCTGAATCATCGCGTGGGTTTCATCCGCCGTCGGCTGCGTGACGGTCACGTCCACGGCGGTGACGTTCTGCGCGCCGAGATCCTGCTCGAGGACGACGGCGTTGGAATCATTCGTGTCGTACAGCACGCCGTAGCGGAAGTCTGCGCAGGTCAGCGCGGGGAACACCGGATCCGCGATGTCCGCATAGCTCTTGTTGGTGCCGGTGGCGTTGACCGCACCGCTCACCGCGTTTCCGCCAGCAGAGTAATTCGTGCCGCTCGCCTCGTGCGTGACCGCATAGGCGGTCTGACCCGGCGTATATGCCGAGGTCATCAGCGCGTACTTCAGGGCGTGGGCCACGACCTGAATCGAGTTGAGTCCTTTGCGGCGCTGGGCGGCGCTCATCGTCTGCGACATGGCTCAGCTCTCCTTCGCGGGCGTGATTTGGAGGCCGACGTGCTTGCGATGCGGCCGCTTCGCCGAACGCCCGATCACGCCCCATCGATTCGGTCCGAGCGGTTCGAGATGCTGGGCGTCGGTCCCTCGGCTGTGGCCGCCGTCGGCGGAGAACTCGATCGTGGTGCCGTCGACGGCGGTCACCGCGTGATCCTCGCCGTCCCATACCACGATGTCTCCGACAGCTGGACTGGTTGCGTTGCTCATGGCATCGTGACCTTCGCGGAATCCGCGTGAGGGATGGTGAGGTGGGTCGATCCAATCGTCACCGTCGTGGCCGCTGGTCCATCGGCGGCGGTCACCGTGGCTGGCGCGCCCGCGCGGCACTGCAGGACCGTCACGAGCAGATCCGTCGCGCGTCCCGCCGGCGGCGAGACCGTCACGGCGTAGCTACTCTGCGTGAAGCCCGGCCCGATGCTGTCAGGCGCGATCGCAAGCGCCGGCGAGCCGAGCGCGATCGTGCCGAGACACTTCCCGGTGCCGCCATCGTTCGACAGCGTGAAGGTGTTGCCGGCGATCGTCGGTTGGTGATGCATCTGCCAGCGCCACACCTTCTGCATCGACGGCGTCACCGCGGTCGCCTGGTCGACGACCACGAAGGCGCTGAGCGCGGGCAGGAACGCGACGGTGCGCGCATACCCGATCGCGATGTTGCGGCCGTTGCCAACGCCCCACGGATGGCCGTACGCATTGCCCGCTTCACCGCGGAGCACCATCAGCGTGTCGGTGAATTGCTTCTCGGTGATCGCGCCGTCGTTGCCGCCGAAGAAGACCTGGCCGCTGTCGCCGATCGTCAGGGTGTTGTAGTGGCGGCTCGCCTGCTCGATGCCGCTCGCCGAGTAGAGGTTCGCCGACGCCGTGATCCAGTCGCCGCCGCCCCAGATCATCAGCCCGTTCGCCTGCAGCGAGTTGTGGCCATCACCGACCGCGCCGGCTTGGAAGGTGAAGGCGAGCGCGTTCGGGTCCGTCCAGCTGGTGCGGCAGACGGCGTAGCCCGGTCCCGCGGCGAGGAAGCACTTCGGCTGCGCCGAGAGATCCGTCGCCGCCGGCGCGGCCGGATTGAAGTGGATCAGCTCGTCGGTGGCGACCGCAGTGCCGGCATCACTCGAGGGGACGTTGCCGATCAGACCGAGGAAGGTCTGTACCTGGGCGGCGAGCGTCGGATCGCTGATCGCGGCGAGGACATCGAGCGCGGCGACGCGATCATACGCGTACTCCGCGGCATCGCTCTCGCGCGCCTGGTCACCGAACGGCGCTTTGAAGCGACCGCCCGGCATCATCGACGCGAAACCCCATCGGAGCGCGTCACCCAACCAGCTGCTCGCGATGGGCGTCCCGCTGGTGGCGTACGCGTCCGCGAAGCGGCCGAGATACCACTGGCTGCCGGATCCGTAGTTCGTGCCTTCGTCCCACGCGCCACCAGCGCCCTCGCCCGCGAGATACGGCACGGCGACGAGGTTCCAGTGCTGCATCGCCAGTGCGCGATGATATGCCGGCCGATCGGGACCGCTTACCGCGGTCGTGGTGATGGTGTCGTCGCCGGCAGCCGCGATCGCCGCCGGGCCCGACATCATGAAGCCCCAGTAGTAATTGTTCGACGGCCAGAGCCCCCAGCCGTTGGCGCGCGACGGATTGGTTTCGGGCCAGACCCAGTCGGCGCGATTCATCAGCCAGGTCGCGGCCTGATGGCGCTGCGTGACGGTGAGGCCGGCGTAACACCAGTCGAGCCCCATGATGAAGTCGGGCAGGTTGAACCGGTACGCATAGCCCGAATCACCCTGCAGATTGTCGTCCTCCACCGCGCCGCCGGCGATGACGACGCCGGCGCGCGTGGCATACGCCTGGTTGCCGGTGCCGAGATACACGGCGCACAGCGCGGGCAGTGCGAACTCATCGGCGCCGGTGTAGACGGCACCCCTCGCGACCGACGCGTCGGCATACTGCTTCACCACCTGCCACCGTGAGGTGTTCGCCGCGGCCTGCGCCTTCAGCTGCACGAGGCGCGCCGGCGTCATCCAGACGCGCGGGTGCGCCGGCAGCGCCGACGTCAGGAACGGTGGCGGAGGAGGGGGAGCGGGCGGTGGCGATGCCGGCGAGGATCCACCGCTTGAGCTCGATGAGGGTGGGGGAGCTGGCGGAACGATCGGCGCGGTACCAGCTGGGACGACGTGCTCGGTGTCGATGACGATCGGATGCGTGCCATCGGTCAGCGCGATCGCGATCGTGTCGACGTAGAACCCGAGCGGCTTGCTGCTGAGATCGATCTGCCAGCGAAGGATCCCGGAGTCATACCCGCCGACATACCCGTTGTACGAGTTGAGCAGCGTCACCCAGGGCGTCGCCGTGGACGCGACCCATTTATTCGCGAGCGTCTGCGCCTTCGTGAGTCCGAAGCTGTCGACGCTCACCGGCTGGTCGATCGAGACCTGGTGGAAGGCGTGGCCGAGGATCGGGATCACCGGCACCGGCGCCGAGACGACTGGCGCGCTCAGTGCTGAGCAGTCCCACGTCGTCTTCAGGACGCAGTAGTGATTCACCGGCACCGTGTCCGGAATGATCTTCAGCACCGCACCGACCGCGCAGAGCACCGTGCCTGGAGCCGTCGATGGACAGGAGATCGTCGGCACCGCGGTGATGACCGTCCCCTGCGCACTAGCCGGTGCCACGGTGAGGCAGCCGGACATCAGGACCGCGAGGGCGACCGCGATCCGTCGAACGGGCACCGCCGGCCAGCGCAGCCCTATGCTGTCCAACATTCGGTAAGCTGACCGGCGATGCATATCAGGTCGCGTGCGCCACGACGGCCGGCGTCGAGGCATGGGAGTGGAGTGTCGAGATCACATGGACGATGAGCGCCACGATCCCCCCGAAGAGCACCTGGACGTCGCCCTTGCCGAGTATCCCCGGATCGCTTGTCTGGATGGTCACATGCAGCGCCGCGGCGATGGCGGTGAACACCGCGCCGCCCACCGTCGAGATGATGGCGTGCAGCGGACTGGTCGTGATCCATGCCTGCGCTTTGACGAACGCTGGCCAGACGGCGCCGACGATCGCGGCGATGATGGCGGGGATGATCAGCGAGACGAGACTGCCGGGGTCGGCGCTGCTGCCGCTCGAGGCCGCGGTGTCGGCCAGCGCGCGGATCCCGTGCGCGATCGGCGCCGCGTGCAGCGGAATGGCGATGAGCACGGCGAGGACGCCGAGCAACAGCGATCGGAGCAACTTCATGACAACTCCTGGTTACGCCGCCGCGTTGAACGGCGGACTGGTGAATGCGGCGCGCACAGCCTCGAGCGAGAGCACCGGGCGCAACGGGTTCGAGCCGGTCGGGTCGATCTTGCGGCCGCGGGGCCACGCCTCGTCGGCGTGGCCGGTGATGCGCCACGGTTCCTTCGCGAGATCCCACGCATGCTGCGCCGCGAGCTGACGGCAGAGCTCCACCACGGACCGGAACTGCAAGAGCTTGGCGGTCTCGCCATCCTTTGCCGCGATCGCGATCCCATAAAACGCCGAGTTGGCGTCCTGATAGCTGAGCCGGGCCGAGTCGCTCGGATGGCACACGCCGGCGTGCCACGCCCGCTGCTCGAGCGGCGCGATCTCGTATGCTTGACCATCGTCCAGGACCAGCACGTTATAGGAGACTTCGCAGCGCGGATCCTTCGTCAACCACTCGAGGGCGCCGGCGTCGGATCCGCTGTCGTCGTAATGCAGCATGATCCCGACCCGCCGCTGACGGAGCGTGTCCCAGCTGTGCGTGACTGGCGCGGTGGGGGCAATGATCACGGAAGGTTCTCCGCAGCCTTGCACCGGCTGAGTAGCCCAAGGTCCTTCAATCGTTGCGCGGGGCGCCCGTCGCAGACCAGCATGAGGACCGCCCGCTTCCATTCGGCGTCGTCCCGATCGTTGGCGGATTTGTTCATTTCATCGATGTGCACGGCGGTCACGGCCGAGTCGATGCGCCAGTTGAGATGATCGGTCTTGATTTCGAGGACCTTGGTGCGATCGCCAGGCGAGATCCAGGTGGCGCCGACGGCCGACGCGGCCTGCAGTCCGCCGAAGAGGAGCGTGACGCACACGCCGAGCGTCAGCGCGTTGCGCTTTCCTCCGAGAGTTGAAACCAGCTCGCCGACCATTTGAGCGGCGCTCACTCAAGCGGTTCCGTCGACGGCCGCGGGATCTTCGGATTGCGCGGGGTTCGCATGGCGGCAAGGTCGCCGCCGGGAGGGAGGGGAAACAATAAACGCCGTCAGCCGCCGACGATCGGAATCCTCCAGTGCGATCCGACGTAGCGCATCAGGTCGCGGATCTGGTCGTCGCGGAGCGCCTGCTGGTAGATGCCGACTTGGCGAATTGCGCAGGGCGTGAACTCGCGGCGGCTCGAACCATCGAAGCCCGACCCGACGAAGAGCCAGGTGTATGAAAACGCCGGCAGCGAGGAGCCCAGGTCGTAGCTCACCGACAGCCCATTATTGAAGAGCGTCACCAATCCCCGACCGTCGATCATCTTCCAGCGGGCCGCGAAGATGGACCAGACGCCAACGCCGCCCGACACCGGGGAGGTGCCGGACGGCGTGCCGCCGGGGAGATCCACACCGTATTCGATGCCGTCCCGTCGAGTCCGCATGCCCGATGGTGTATCCGCCGGCAACTTGGCCACCGAAGGGCCGGAGGTGTCGTTGTGGCTCGGGTCGCCGAGCGAAAGGATCGTCCGCGTCCCGGTCCCGATCGCGGCGCGCGCCACGATGAAGGCGGTGAGCTCCGTCCCGGTGTACGCCGTCATGCCGGTGACGCCCATCCCCATCGCCGAGCCATCGAACTTGACGTACGGCAATCCATCGCCGTCGTCGGAGAAGAACGTCGGCCGCGCGGATCCGGACGCGGTCAGATCGAGCCCGTTGCCGGACTGATCCGCCCACAGCGGGACGGGGTTGTTGTTCGCGAGCCCGATCCCCGCATCCGCCGAATAGAGCTGTGACAGCGCGATCGTCGTTCCCGGACCCTTCACCCCGAATCCCGGCAGGACCGGTGTGTTATCCGTGGCGGTCGTTGAATTGACCACCGGCACGGTGCCGATCGTGCCGCCCGTGCCGGTCAGCGAGGATACGGAGCCGCCGCCGCTCGACTGCGTCGTGAACCGCGGCACCTCCGAGGAGAGCTGCACCTTCGTTTGCGTCGGGTGCAGTTCGTCGGTGTCGACCTGGAGAATGGGGAGGGACTGATCCAGCGTCCCCATGATCGGCCGCAGCCTCCGACCGGGCAGGATGACGTCGTTCGGGTATCGGGCCAGATTCTGCCGGGCGCGATCGATGACGTTGATTGAATAGCTGCTGGCCGCGTCCCGAGTTGCCTGCAGTTCTAGATTGGCCGCGTGAATCAGCCGATTCGGCCCGCAGCCGAAGGTCACATCGATGCTATCGGTGCCGTCGCCGTCGACGAATTCACACCGTTCGATATAGAGAGGAAGACCTGCATTGCCGCCGTTGAATCCGCAGATCCTGACGCCGGCAGTCCACGCACCGAGCGTTTCGGCGGATTCATCGACCGTCAGCGTGAACCATTGATAGTTAGTCAGCGGAACGTCGCTGATCGAGAAGATCTGCCAACTCCATCCGCGCGCCGTCTGAATCCCGAGATAGAGGCTGTACGGGTAGCCGGTCGGAAAGAAGACCCGAACCCTCACCGTCCATACATGATTCCGCACGGCCCACGGCATTGGCCATGTCTGCTGGATTGCGGCATCTGGCTTGCCCTGTGCCGACGCGAGCTGCTTGACGGCGAAGACGCCTGGCGGCTGCTCGATGTTTGTGGTGTTCGTTTCCTGCGTGATCGTGCCGGCGGTTCCCCATCCGACGTCGGCATGAGTCCAGTCATCCGGCAATCCGGCGGTCCAGTTGTCGAACTTGGCGTTCCGGATCCAATTGATCCGGCTCACCGAATCGGTCACGGTGAGATAGTCGGCCGAGGTGAAGACGTTGCCGGGATCAGTCCAGACGACCTTACGCTTTCCGCTGCTATCGCGGGCCAGCCCCACGCGATCGCCGACCGAAAGGCCGGTGGCGCTCGACACCGTCACCGTCTGGGTTGCTGCCACCGATGCCGTGATCGCGTGACAGGTCACACCGTCCGCTTCGACGATGTAGTCGCCGTCGAGCTGGTCGTCGAAGCCGATCGGTACGCCATCAGCCGCATCGTCCCACGATGCGAGCGTGACATCGCTGCCGCTGATCGCGGTAATCACGAACCAGCAGCTCGCCGTGGTGAGGCCGTTGCCATCAGTCGGGAGCAATTGCGTGATGCGGTTGATTTGGCTTTGTCCGACGAGGATCGAGCCCATGTTCTTCGCGAGGCCAGCGGTAATCGGAGTGTCGCTGAACGAATACCGGATGCTCAACGCCCACTGCGTACTACTCTGCCGCTCGAAGAAGAAATACGACAACGGATCGGAGGGACCGATGCGCGACCCGTTGATCGCGTCGACCAGGGCGAGAATCGCCTGCAGCCCGTTGCCGCCGCTCACCGTCCATTGGGGAATCGGCCACGTCGGTTCCACCGTTCCCCGAACCACCCAACTCGGCATCCGCGGCAGGAGATAGGTGTCGATGATCTGGGCGGCGGTGAGGCCGATCGCCGTCGCGGTGAGCAGGACGTCGTCGCCGGCCTCCACGACAATCAGGGACTGGCGCTTGAGTAGTATCCTGGGAGGTGCCGCAGTGAGCGTGATTACACCGCTGGGACGCGTCCGATCCCACGTCAGAATCGGCCACTCCTCGATCGCACCGTTTTCCCGGCGCAGCTGCAGACACTGGGACAGCGGCAACCAGGTCTCGGCATCGAAGGTCGACGGGAGCGTCGCATCGAGGCTGTCGTCGCCGTCCTGACGTTCCGTGGTATTGAGGGCGATCCACCGAGGGATGCCCCGCAACACCGTTCCACCGTCTGCGATGAGCTTGTCGGAGAGATATCCACCAACCGTCAACGCGGGCATTACTCCCAGTCCGCCCGGTTGAAACTGAGATCGAAGGTGCCGCTGTTCGTTTGCACAGTCGGCGCGTCCTCAGGTTTGAAGATCGGATATTCGCCGTACCACGTCGCCATCGGTGAGAGCGAAACGCCTTTGCGGGTCATCCATTCCGAGGCGTCGACAGTGAGGGTGTCGGCGAGGAGAAGCGATCCGACCCATCCGAACGTGGCGATCGTGGCGCCGGCACCGTTCTTCACAGTTACGAATTGATCCGTCGATGCGCCATGGAAGACTCCCTGCCAATCTTCAACCGGAGCGGTGCCGAGCATGATGGCAACGGGTGTTGTGCTGATGCCGGTCTGTGGCGTCGCCGAGACCTGCCGCCACCGCGGGTCGGGGCATTTCAGCGTGAACGTCAACTCGACCTTCGTCATCAGGTCCCGCGCGCCAGTCTTCTTCTCGACGACCTGCGTCACGAGCCCGGAGATCTGTCGGTCGCTGCGGATCGACTGCACAATCGTGATCGTGCGCCGGTAGAACGCGGAGAGCGCGTCGACCTGCGACAGGAGGTCTGTGGGAGAGTCGCCGCGAACGAGTAGACTGAATCCGAGCGACCGAGAGCCGGTCGACGGAAAGCCGAGCACGGTCCCGAGCCCGCTGCCGAGTGCCTGCTCGTCAACCGTGATGGCCGGCAGGTCCAGCCATTGCGGCTTTGCGCTGACGGCCGCCTTGTAGGTCGAGACGTCGGTGCCATTGATCGTCAGTCCGGAGGCCATCAGATCACACTCGGGTTATCGCCGCGGTTGATCGCGGAGCGTTGATTGGCGAAGCCGAACTGGCGATTGAGCGCGTCGAGAAACCCCCGACCTGCGGCGGTTCCCGCGATGTTTCCGAGCGATGCCGGGTCGTCGGACGCGGAGGTCACCGTCACGGTGATCGGTATCGACCCGATCGTGAGCGTGACGGACCCGCTTCCAAGTGCGCCCGGCGATTGCAGTGAGGCCAGCGACGGCGGCAGCAAGGGGCCACCAGACCGGAGACTCTTCGTGTTCGCGACGATCTCCTGCAAGAGTGCGTTCGCGGTTTCAGCCAGCCCGACGAGATCCAGCGTTTCGCCGACATTGCTGGTCACCGTGGCCGACGTGGTGTTTCCGGAAGTCCCGGAGACGCCCTGCGCCGTTGCAGACGCCTGCTGTGCCGCGGTGGCCTGACTCTGCTGCAGCTGCGCGAGTTCCGCCGCCTGAGTCGACTTCAACTGATCGATCGTCGCCTGGTCGAATCCCTGTGCAATCGCGTCAGAGAGTTCCTTCGCCTGGGACTGCTGCAACGCGAGCAGGTCGGCGGCGTCGCCCTGCCCGGTGGCGCGGAGCAACCGCACGGCGAGGGAATCCTGCTCGTCGGCCTGCGCCTGCGCGGCGGCGGCCGCCTTGGTTTGTGCCGCGGCGAGGTCTTCCTGCGCCTGCGTCGCCTTGATCGCGGCGATCGTCGAGGCGTCGAATCCCTTGGCGATGGCGTCCGCTATCTCCTGTGTCTCGTCGATCTGGCGTTGCAAGGCGTCGGCAGCGTCGCCGCTTCCAGCAGCACGGAGCTGGCGGACGATGAGCGATTCGTTCTCGTTGGCCTGGTCGGTGGCCTTCTGAACCGCCGCCGCTTGATCCTCAGCCGCTTGCGTCGCCTTGATCGCCGCGATCGTGACGTCGTCATATCCGGCGGCGAGCGCTTGGTCGATTTCCGCCTGTTCCTGCTGCTGGCGTTGCAATGCGGCCGCGCCCGCTGTGTCACCTGCCGCCGTCAGATTGCGGACGGCGAGGCTGTCGGTCTCCGCTTTCGTCTGGGCCGCCGTGGCTGTCGTGACCTGCGGCAGCAGCCCGAGGAGCGTCTGGATTGTGTTGAGGAAATCGGTTGGATTGAGGCCACCGAAATCGGCAGGGTCGATCTTGCCGTCCTTGAACTGCTGGAAGATCCCCTGCAGGATCGTCGTCGCCTGCGACGCACCCGATACGGTCGAGACGTCGATCCCCTGCAGGGCATTGAAGATCGCCGGCGCACCGACCTTCGGATCGGTCAGCAGCGTCAGGAACGGCGCGAATTGGGCCGATCCGGTCGTGTTGAAGACCTTGAAGCCCGCCTGAAGCTCTGCAAGTTGGTCGGTGAAGTCGTTCGCGAATTGGGCGAACTTTTCCTCCTGTAGTCCCTTCGATATCGCGGTGAGCTCTTCGAGTGTTGGCGCAGTCTTATCGGTCAGCGTAATCCCAAGCTGATTCGCTGCAGCGTCCACATCAGCAATCGACACTCCGACGGCCGCGAGCGCCTGTTTGACAGAATCGGAGCTGCTAGCGAAGACGGGATTTCCGCTGTCATCCAACACCGGGCCGCCGGGCCCCTGAACGGGCTGGGATGATCCCGCGACGATCTGTGGAAGTCTGTTCGCGAGGGCGCCAAATGCCGCGCCGGAGAGCGTCTCGTCGCCGAACTTATTCACCTTGTCTGCGAGCGCAGCCAGCGCGGCTGCGAGGTCCTGCGTATGCTTGACGGCGTCAGCTTCCGCTTGGGCTCGAGCCGAGTCTTCGGCTTTCTGTGCTGCGCTTTCACCGAATATCGATCCGAGAACCGGAACAAGCGCTGCCGCTGCCTCAGCGGCAGCCAACACAACGTCGCCGGTAGATGCGGCGCTGACAACGTTACCTAGCTTGTCGACCGTCTTGATGCTCAACTTTTCAATCGTGTCGGCCAGCGAGCCCGCCTTCTCGGCAAACGTCACGACATTGCCGATATCCGTCGCGAGCCCATCGCTAATCAGTCCGGTAGCTTTCAGCATACCGGCGAGCGCATTTACTCCCGCAAGAACAGCATCAACGAACTGACGTTGACGTTGAATTATCGTCAGCTGCCCATCCGCGATCTTATTTAGAGCGTCCTTCGTCCCTTTCAGCCCGTCGTTGATGCCGGTGGTCGCGATCCCAGCTGCCTTGAGCAGGTCCCCGAGTTTTTGCGCTTTCTCGGTCAGCGTGATCGTCGAGTCATTGAGGATGTCAAACGCCTGCGACGCGAACGGCGTGTCCTTCAGCTTGCCATAGGCATCATTGACGGCCTCGAGATCCTTCGTCGTCTGCGCCGCCGTCGCCTGCATTTCCTTCTGGAAGGACTGCTCGAACGACGACTCGGTTGTCGTGAAATCCGAGGACGCCTTCTTCCAGAAGTCCGCTTGGATCTGGGCAGCTGCCTGAATCGCCGTACCCAGCGCGGGACTCTTCGCGATGAGGCGGTCATACACCGCGTCCAGTTCGGCGGCCGCCTTCGCCGCTGCTGATTCGTTCGGCGCGTTGGCGAGCTTCGCCTGTGCGGCCCCGAGCTGGTTGGTCGGATCGACGAGCTTGAGCAACTTCTGCAGATGGCCGTCGACTTGATCGTTGAGGTTCTGCCACGCGCCCAGCAGCTTGTCATTGATGGCGGCGGATCCATCGGCGGCAAGTTTCAGCAGCGCGGAGAGGTTCGCCTGGATCTCGTCAGCGATTTTCTGGCGAGCTGCTTCGGCCGCCGCATCCGCCTTGGGATCGCCGATGGGCGCCGATTTCGGCGGCGCGACCGACCCGCCCTTGTCTGGCCGGCTCGCGATCGTCTTCGACAGCAGCAGGAGCGCGTTGTTGTAGGCGGTGACCTGCGCCGTCGGCACGTCCTGCCCGAGCGACAGCAGCCCGCGCTCCATCGTCTGCAACGTCGCGGTTGGAAAGCTGCTGATCGAGGTGTTCAGCGCATCGAAGAGTGAGCCGAACCCATTGCGATCGATCTTCCCGAAATTCCCGTCCTGCACGACACCCGCGAGATTCTGGAGATTCGTGAAGATGCGCTGGACGGCGTCGGCTCGTTCCTTCGACCCCAGCTTGTCGAGGATACCGGAGAGATCGCCGATCGTGGTGACCAGCGAGCCGACCTCCACCGAGCGCGCCTGACCGTCAAACGCCGAGAGCGTCTGATCGAGGTCCTTGAGCAGGCCGATCACCGACGGCAGGATCTGGTTGCCCAGCTCGATTAGTTCGGCATTCAGGTTCTGCTTGAGGATGTCCCCGAGCTTGCCCGCGCTCTCCCGGCTCGTCGTTGCAGCGGCTTCGAGTGCGTTCATGTTGTCGGCGCTGCTCTGCGCCGACCCCGCCATATCGTCGAGTGCCTTTTTGCCGGCGTCTCCTTCCTTCGCGAGCTTGTTGATCTCCGCCGCGACCTGTTTGACGTTGAGGCCCTTTTCGATCAGATCGACGATGACGTTCGTCATTTGCCCGAGGCTCAGCCCGGTCGCGTCTGCGGCTGGCCCAGTCTTTTCCAGTATCCCGAACACCTCATCGAGCGGCGCGTGGCCCTTCGCCGAGGCGAAAATGTCGGCCAACGCCTGTGCATCCTGCTCCGCCGTGAGATGAAACTCCTTCCCGACGCGATCGAGGCCGGTCAGGACCGTGGTGAGATCCACACCCGACGCGTCCGCGGCCGTGACACCGGCAGTGAGCAGCGTCTGGATATCGGAGGCTGATTGGACGCCAAGCCTGGCGAGGAGCGTCGCACCCTGGGCGAGGTCGGTCTGGGAGCGCCCGCTTTCCGTCGACAGGTCCCGGATCGTGTCGCGGATCTGGCCGAGCTGGGCAATCGTTTGCGGAGCCGACGCCACCATTCCCTGCAGCGCGTTGTCGACGTCGGCCGCCATCCGGGTCGCATCGGCCGCGATGCCGAGCAGCGCGACCGAGAGACCCGCGAGCGCAACCGTTGGCTTGGACACGATGAAGCTGACGGTCTTATCGATCTCGCGTTCGATGTCCTGAAGCCCGCGTTCCAACTCGGTGGAGTCGGCGCGAAAACTCACGAAGACGTCATCGATCTTGTTGCTCACGCCGCCCCTCCTTCCGCTTCGGCGCGCGCGGCTTGGTCTCGCTGATCGCTGGCGTAGAGTTGCATCCGCAACAGGACCGATTCGAGCGCCCAGTCGCGCATCAGCACGCGCGAGGTCTGACCGAGCAGTTCGGCGGCCTTGGCGAAGAAGGGCGACCAATAGAGCTGCTCCCCGGAGGGGTTCGGATCTGGGGTAATCAGCGGCCGCGCCAGCATGATCCCCTTGTAGTTCACTTCGAGATTCATCGCGAGGATCTGATGCAGCTCGAGCGGCTGCAGCGCCTTGATCGCTTCGGGGATCTCCGGCGGCGGCTGTTCGGGCTCAAACGGCATCCCGACGCCGGGAAATGTCGCGATCCACGCACAGATGACGTGCTGCTCGGCAATCGCGTCGATAATCCGCCGCATGACCTTCGGCGCGAAGTCGGGCCGCTCGAAGAGGGTCTGCACCGTCGGCTGCAACCGGGCGATCGCGAGGTCTCGTCCATGCAGGTGCGCGAGCGTGACGAATGATTTCCGGTAGACCGTCAGGTACTTGGGTTGGCCGCTCCCATCCTGAACCCGCGAGAGCCGGACCAGCGGTGCCTCGCTGAGGGTCTCGATCGCTGCGGCGTCGGCTGCCGTTTTCTGGGGATCGACTGCACTGCCGCCGCTTCCACCGACACTACCGACCGCGTGGACCGCGATCAGGCGCCGGAGATAGACAAACCACCCCGAGGCACCGCGCTCGGGGTTGTTGGCGCCGCCTGGCGCGAAACTGGCGACCTCCGGTGGAAGGGAACCCTTCGAGCGCAGGGATCGCTCGAAGAGTTCGCATTCCGCCTTCAACCGCTGCTGACTGATATTCCGATCGGCCACATGCTTCAGGTGTAGACGGTGAGCTGCATGACCGAGCCCGGAACGATCTTGAACGGTGCGCCGGCGACACCCTTCTTCTGCAGGTTGAGCATCGTGCCGGAGATCTGCTGCGAGCAGCCGCAGAGCAGGATGAGCACCGTCTGACCGGCGAGATTCTTCCCCTGGAGGTAGAGGGCCGCGATCGGCGAAGTCCCCATGCCTTCCGTGGTGAACCGGCCAGCCGCCGCATCGGTCTGCGAGGCGGCCAGGGCATAGGCATGCACCGCCGCCAGCACGTCGACGATCGAGAAGCTGAGGGAGAGCGAGACGTCGCCCGGCTTGTAGCCGATCGTCGCCGAGTTGTTCTCGAGCTCCATCTTGTCGACCGACCCGCCGGCGTCGAGCTTGACCGATCCCTTCAGGATGCCGCCAAGCGTCGCCTGCTTCAGTCGAACCGCAGCGGTGTTGATGGGCTGCGCGCGGTAGAGCGGGGTCACCAGTGTCGTGGTGGCCGGGTTGTTGACCCGGTGCACTTCCATCGAGCCACCGACGTTGAGCTGCAGGAGATCGTCGGCGGCGAGGTTGGTGACCGACGTCAGCGAGACCGTCGTGGCGCCGGCAGAAGCCCCGGCCGACAGCGTCGTGGCCAAGGCGCCGGTCGTGGCCGGGACCAGTACGCCGATATCGTCGACCGAGTCGAGGAGATCGTTCTGCCCGGAAGTCAGCGACGTGTCGGCCGTGATCGCGACGGCGTTGTAGTCGATGCCAGCCGCGGCAGCGGTCCACTTGCAGGGCACCGTGAGCGCGGCGCCGCGCGTGAGCGCCAGCGAGACGCCGGTGTAGTCGGTATCGGCGCCCCAGAGCTCGATAGTGATCGGCGAGCCGTCGACCGTGGTGCCCTGGATGATGATGACCTGATTGACGATGGTACCGATCTCGGTCCCATCGGTCTGCACCGCCCACGGCGCGGAATGCGTCCCGGACCCGGCCACATTCGCCGGCGGGATGCCGAGAGCCGCGGCGAGGGTATGCGCGGTCAGCCCCACCAGCGCCGTCGCGAGTTCGATGTCCGCCGTCCCGAGCAGGCGATCGTAGACGAGGCGGCGATCTTCGACGGTGACATCGGTGCCGTTGTCGGAGACGCTGAAGGTGCCAGCCGAACCGATCCGGCCGAGATCGTACACGGTCATTTCGACGACCGGCTGCGCGTTGTCGTGATTGCGCATCAGCGGCCGCGTCGGCGTGATGACGAGCGAGGCGACGCTCTGGATCGTCACGCGCTCGATGTTCTCGCCTTCACCGATGCGGAAGGTCTTCCCGGCCGTGATGCCGGTGGCCGAGGTGACCGAGAACGTGGTGGCACCCTTCGCGGCCGCGGCGGTGAGCGTGGTCGTGGCCGGGGCCGACGCCTTATCGAGGGCGCGGAAGAGTCCGGAGGGGCGGAGGAAGATCTTGTTTTTCGCGCTGGCGACGGACATGGCCTACTCCGGAGTGATGAGAATGGCCAGCGCCATCGTGCGCTGGACCAGGTAGTCGAACTGCTTGTCCTGTACTTCGACGCGGTCACGCGGCCACGGCATGTCGGTCGGATCGAGTCCGGCGTTCAGGCTATGTGGGGGCGCCTGCAGCGTGGCGTTGGTGATCTGCCGTTCGGCGGCATCGAGCATTCCCGCGGCGGCATCGTCGCCATCGGCTCCAGCGGCGATCGCCGACAGGACGAATCGCACCCGCTTGTCGCCTTCAATGGGGCCGATCTCTTCGCTGGTATCCTCGAGCAGCAGGATCGGCATCGGATCCTCGCCCAACCGGTAGGCTCCCCATGCCATCGCGCAGACCGTTGCCCGACCAACGGCGGTCTGGACGTCGGTCGATCCATTCAGGATCGCGAGGATCGCGGTCGCGGCGGGGCCGGTGCCGTCAGCCATTGAACCCGAGACTCTTTCGGACCACGGTGACGTTCACGCCGGCGAGCTTGCCGCGCACCTTGTTGAGCGCGTTGATCAGGTACGGCCGCGGGCCAGTGAGGCGCCCACCACCGTCATGCAGCGCCGCCCAGCCCTTCCAGCCGCCGACGTCGCCGACCCGGCGTTCGCCATCGGTGATACCAGCCTGAATACCCTGGACGATCGTCCCCACGTCCTGCGACGGTGACGCGCCGACGACCGAGGCCCGGTGCAACGCGCCCGCATCGACGCCTTTCCGCTTGATCACACGCTGCAGCTTGAGTGTGACGCCGGACAACCGCTGTTTCCGGCTCGCGATGAACTTCCGGCTGCCGCCGTGTTGCTGCGCATCGCGGATCTGACCGCCCAGGGCGACTGCCTGCACGGTCAGGTCCCGAATGGTCCGAGCTTTCCGGCTCGGATACTGCTTGCCGGATCCCTCGTACTTGAATTCCTTGCGCACGGCGTTGCGATACATCGACGCCATCGCCTTGACCCCGGCATCCTGCGCGCCGGAGAGGCGTTCGCGGTAGGCGGTCATCCCGCCGGCGATGTCCGAGACCACCTCGACGCCGAACAGGCTCATGGCGTCGTGATCCGCTGGAGTGTGGCCAGCAGCGAGCTGATGCCGTCTTTCTCGCCGTGGACGTTGACCACCTTGAACTGCTGGCCTTCGCGCGATCCGTTGGTAACCGTGATCCGGTCGCGCTCATCGATGTCCGTCCCGGGCGGAAATGACCCGACGAGGTCGTACTCTTCGCTACCGCCGTAGCCGGCGGCGACCAGCGTTTCCGCCGAGTTGTTGAAGAAGCACCGCACGTCACTGCATCCGGCGACTGGCGTCCATGTCTCCGTGGCGACACCGCGGGTCGACTGCCCCGTCACGGTGCGCCGTCCGATCTCGACCGTTGCGACAAGTCCCGCGCAGTCGAGATCGTGAAACACGAACGCCAGATCGCCGGGCAGCATCAGAGGACGTTGACGCCGACGGTCGCGTTCGGACGCAGCGGCACCGTGAGCGGCGCCGACTGCAGGAGCAGGAACCGCACCGACGGATCCTGCTCGAGCCACGACTTCGTGAAGTACGGCACCGAGGCGAGCGAGTCATGGTCCTTGATCGCGCCATGCGCCTGCAGTCCGTCGACGCGACTGGAGGCCAGGATCACGCGTCCGCTCGTCAGGACGCGCTTCTCGGTGTCGTCGGCCGGATCCACGTACCAGCCGGTGTAGGTGTAGAAGGTGTAGCCGCGGGCCTGTCCGACCTTCTGCAGCCCTTCGGCGTCCGAGACGTCCGGCGCGATTGAGGCGTTCACGAGGTTGAACTGGTTGAATTCCGCCTTGAACGTCGTGTCCTGCAGCATCGCGGCCAGCGTTTCGGGATCCACGATCACGTTGCGTGGCACGACGCCGCAGAGCTGCTGGGCGTTGAGCGCCCAGGTCAGCAGATTGGTGAAGATGTCGGCCGCGGACTGGCCCCAGCGCGCAGTGCCGCTGAGCGCTGCGGGCGATGCCGATGCGTCGCGACCGAAATCGACGACGACGGTTTCGTAGCCATCGCCCGAGATCGTCACCTTGCCGGTGCTGAGCGTCTCGAGCGCCATGAGTTCCATGCGCCGGCGGATCATGTTGAGCTGATCCTGGAGTTCCTGCGCCAGAATCAGTTCCATCCGCTCCTGTGCGGTGAGCGAACCGCCGCCCACCTGTTCACCCATGGCGCGCTTGAACGGCCGCGTCGGGTCGAAAACGCGCTTGTCCTTGACGTATGCGGGCTTAAACGTCGCCACCTTCCGCCCGCGGCCCTCGACCACTTTCCCCGGCAGGTACGGGGAAACGAACGGCGCCACCCGACGGCGCGCGTTGTCGATGTCGAAGTGGATCTCCTCGGTGTCATCGGTGACTTGATTGCCGAAGTACGTCTGGAGCAGGGAATTGCCGGGGACCTTGAGGTCCTCGACGATGCCGAGCATGGTGTCGGTACTGAAGAGGTCCGTCATCGATCAAGCCCCCGCGGTCGGAATGAGGTGGATGCCGAGCTTCCGCAGACCCTCGCGGACGCTGTCGGCGGTGTGACCGGTGCCGTAGATCACGGCGCCGTCGTCGAAGATGCCCGTCGCGTACGCGACGCCCGTGGCGTCAGCGGCGCTGGCATCGCAGTCATCGGCGAGGATCAGGTCCGGCACTTCGCTCCCGTCCGTCGCGGCCGCCGCGGACTTGAGGTACTTGTAGACCGCGGCCGAGACCGCCACCGTGAAGGCGTCCCCAGAGATGAAGTCGGCCGATCCATCTGCGATCGTGAAGTTGATCCCGCCCGTGAACGCGACGCCGACCGTCGCGCGGCCGATTTCGATCCCGTTCGGGTTGAAGACGGCGAAGACGCCGGCGTTGGTGCCGGGCTCGACGCAGACGAGGCGGTAGTTCCCGTTCTTGGCCTCGGCGCCTGCGGTGACCGTGCCGACGGTCCCGTTGCCGGTGTTGCCGGCATCGGCCACGGCCGCGCCGACCGTGGCACTCACGGCGGTCTTGCCGAGGAGCGTGCCGCGGAGGAGGCTCTGGCCGGACAGGACGGTGATCGTGCGGGGGACGAGCTGCATGTCACCCGCGATCAGCCGATCCGGCGTGAAAGTGTCCGTGCTGAATTCAGCGGATTCCATGGGTCAGCTCCGTGCGGTGGAAGTGGCGCGTGCGGCATGGAACCGCTGCGCGATGGCGCGACCGTGATCGCGCGCCGAGGGTGCATCGCCCGATTCATCGCCTGGCGACGCCTTGAGTCCGGTTTTGGCGAGTGCCGCTTCGGCACCCTTGAGTCCTTCGAGCTTCCGATTGCGGGTGTCGCGCTCGGCTTCGAGGATGCGCTGCGATGCGATCGCAGCCGTGACGGCCGGATCCTTCTTCGCCTCGGCGATCAGCGCCTCATGGCCCTTCGACGGCAGACCTTCGAGCGCGAGAATGCGCTCGCGCTCGGCCGTCACGGCCGTTGCGACCGCCGCGGACTGCTCGGCTTCGACCGCCGAGCGTCCTTCCGCCCGCCAGGCGGCCACCGCGTCCGGATTGGCCGCGGCGAATTCTTCCTTGGTGATCATGTCTGGCTCCGTGGTGGGTGTCTCTGCGCGATACCCACCTGGGCGCGCGCGGGTGGTGCGCGCCGCGAGTTCCGCGTGCACGCTTTCGTAGCTGCCGAGTCGATCGGCGAGCCCTGCTTTGACGGCATCGGCACCGACGAGGACATCCCCGCCGCCGAAGTTCTGCATGACCTCCTCGGCCGATACACCGCGGTATTCGGCCACCTGCCCGATGAACGACTGTGCCAGCGCATCGACGAGCGCCTGAATCCGCGCCATGCCCTCGGGAGTGGACGGATCCGATGCCTTGCCGGGGCTCTGGCTGGAGACGACGTCGTAGCGCTTGATACCCTTCGACGTTTCCTGTGCGCTGCGATCGGTGAACGTGGTGCGCACGCCAATCGAGCCGAGGATCGCCATCTGTGATGCGACGACGTCCGGAGCGGCCGCGGCGAGGAGGTAGGCGGCCGACGCGCCCATGCCTTCGACGTGCGCCACCACGGGCTTCTTCGCCGACGCCGCGCGGATCTGGGCGGCCGTCTCTTCCATGCCGGTGACTTCTCCGCCGGGGGAGTCGATCGCCAGCAGAATCGCGTGAACCGCGGGGTTATCGACCGCGCTTTGCAGATCCTGCGCGATGTCATCGTACGACGTCATCCCACTCACCTGACTGAAGAGATCGGCCCGTCGAACGAGCGGTCCCTCAATGGGAATCGTCGCCACACCATCGCGCACGGTCGCCGCATGCGTATAGTCGAGCGGCCGGCCGAGCTTGGCCGCGACGGCCTCGAGGTCGTTCTCGCGCTGGACGATGCCGACGATGGTCTGCAACGACTCCGACGTGATCGCCCACGGCGTGTCGAGAATGTGCGCGAGCACCCGCTTGGGAATGCGCTTCGTCACTGATTCTCCGGGGCGGTAACGGGGACGGTTTCGGTATCCCGTGTCGTGACGGTGTTCTGCGGGGCCGGGATGCCGGCGTCGGTGAGCATCCGGCGCTCCTTCTTGACCTGGCCGAAGTCGGACATCCAGCTCCGGCCGTTGAGCGCCATCTTCTCCTCTTCGAGCGTCGTGAGCGTCGACGTCATCCGCTCGGTGGCGGCATTGGCCGCCTTGAGCTCATCCACCTGCGGCATCGTGGGACCGGACCACTGGACGCCGAGCCACGCGGCGCGTCGGAGCGGATCATCGAAGAAGCCCGGTGCCGAGAGGTATTCGCGGGCGACCGCTTCGGTGATGAGCCACTCCCAGATCGGGGCGTACCAAAGGCGTACGAAGCGCGCGCGGCGGACGAGATAGACGCGCCACGCCTCGAGGAGCGCTGCGCGGCTCGCCGAATAGCTCGAGGAGAAGTGCTTGATCAGCACTTCGTACGGGATCTCGAGCGCAATGCCGATTTGACGCACCATCGCGAGCCAGAACGGGTCGAACTGGGCGTTCGGACGCGACGGATTGGCGATCGTGATGTCTTCGCCGTCGTCCAATGACGCGATCGCCCCTTCGCCGAGCTTGAGATCGGGCGCTTTGGTCCGGGGATTGTCTGCGCGGCCCTGCGTCGCGATCGCGTCGGCACTGAAGAACGGGGTCGGGCTGTCGGGATCTCCGACCGCTTTCCGCTTGACGAAGACCGTGAAGAAGGCGCTGATCACCGCGGCCGTGAGCTCGGCGTTCGAATAGTTCCCGAGTTTGCGCAGCGGTTCGATGACCGGTGCGAAGGCGGTTACGCCGCGGAGCAGGCCCGGACGCCGACTGCGCATAATCAGCGTCGCCTGCAACTCGCCGTCGGGGCCCCGCTTTGGGATGTAGCTCCACGACTCGGCGGCATACGGACGTTGGAGCCGGTCCTCGGGGTAGATGCTGCAGACCCAGTAGCCGAGCGGCTCGCCGGTCGCCACATCGAACTTCACGCCGCCCATGGTGTCCGGAAGGATCTCAAACTGTGGATTGCAGATCCGATCCGCCTCGATCAGCTGCACCGCCAGGCCGAAGAGTCGCCCTGGTGCATCGACGTAGCGCCGGACGGCCAGGATGTCGCCGTTGACGAACTCGCCCCAGAACGCCTGCTCGCTCATCTCGTCGATCGAGCCCTGCGCGGCGTAATCGATGCAGCAATTGCCGGCGTGGGCTCGCCAGAGCCGGAGCGCGTTGGCTTCCCACTCGTCGGCCGCCTCGTCGGTCAATCCGAGCAGATCCGAGTCGATGTTCGGCGCGGGCAGGAGACCGGGACCGATCACGGCGGTGATCGTTGAGTCCGCTGCGCCCTTCGCGAGCGGTTCGTTGCGCTCGAGGTCGCGCGCGCGGGCCCGTAGACCGCCGCGGCCCGGCAGATCGCCGAGCGTGTCGCTGTTCGGGCTCAACGCGCGCGGGGTGAAGTCCATCGTTTGCCGGCGGTCCAGCCGAGCACCGATGTATTGGCCCGCGAATCCGTTGAAGAGCCGCGCGTTCATGCGCCGCGCCGCCCAGGCCGGCGACACGAACTCGATGACGCGCTCGAGCGCGTTCGGCTGCGGCGCGCCCGATCGGACGATCGAGACGCCGCTCATCCTGGCCTCGCATAACTGATCCCGATGCCGGCGCGGGCCGCCGTGGCGGCGCGCGCCGTGAACTCCTGATCCATTGCGAAGAGATCGCGGAGCATCGCGCGGGTGTACGTCAATCCGTTGTAGGTGTAGCTCTGCGCGCCCGCCTGGATGGCTTCAATCGCGGCCTTCACGCCCCAGCGCTCGGCCAGCGCGTAGAGTTTCGGCAGATCCGTGGGCGCGTAGACGATGCCTTCGACCGTCGCGGACGAATACCCGCCGGCGAGATCGGTGATGGCTCGCTGCAGCCCGTTCAGGCGTGCGGCGAAAACGAGAATGGGAGCGCCACGCATGTCGCGACATTTACGTGCCGCAATGCGCGGGAAACAATAAACGCGCTACACCACGCTGATCCCGGGCGAGATCATGCGGCGGCCGGACCGGGGCGCACCGGCGCCGCCGTCGCTCGGTGTGAAGGGCGACGACAATTCCGCCGCGAGCGCCTCCATGCCGGTCGTCACGGTCTTCGCGCCGACCGTGAAATGGGCCGCGAGCGCGTAGACCGCGAGGTCGAGGTAGTGGTTCGGGCCGAGCACGTTCCAGAACCGGTGCAGCTTGCCGCGGCGCACCTCTTCCGTCAGTCGCTCGCTCTTCGACAGCTGCTCGAGCAGCTCGATCGTGAACCAATCGGCCTCGGGGACGTGAATGAGGCCCGGTTTCCGCGTTTCGCCCTGGTCGAGCTCGATGGTGAGCCGGTTGAGGATGTCGAATTTCGCTTGCCAGGTGCCGACGCGGTACGTGGTGATCTTCGCGTGCTTGTGGAAGGTCGGTTTGCCGAGAATCGGCGCGTTTTCGTCGCCGGAGCCCATGATGCCGAACGTCCGCTCGTCCGCGCGCGCCTGATTGCGCACCCAGTTGTCGACGTCCGTCGTGTGGTGGCCGAGCCGGTCGATGAAACAGACGATCGGCCGCAGCAGCCGTCCCGATCGATGGCGGTAGGTGCGTTGCCGCCACTCATTCAGCCGGCGCCAGGGCACCGGCGTGCCCGGATCCCCTTCGAGGTACTCGTAATCGATCGGCCAGGTCTCGCGCTCGTGGCCGAACCCGAAGACCGCGCCCTCGAGCCGGTCGTCCTGCGTATCGACCGCCCGCACGAGGAACGACACGCCATCGGGAACCTCCGCCTCGTACCGCTCGGCCCGCCCGAACAGAATGTTCGTCGCCACCCAGTCCGCTGATTCCTTGTACGGCTCGCAGAGCACGGTGTTAATGAACTGTTTCCGCTTCAGCGGCTTGTCTTTGACCTCGTACCACTCCTTCACGATCGACGCCCAGCGCGCGCCGGGCACCATCCCGACGAGCGCGTTCATCCAGAAGCCCAGCGCCTCGGTTTCGGCCGGATTCTCCGCGACGAACTGACCGCCGGCGTTCATCTGCCGCTTGAACTCCTCGCCAAAGGGCCGGAGGCAGTGCTCGCAGATATAGTGCGCGGTCTCCGGCATCCCGTCGGTCCATTTCAGACCCCACGCCACGTCGCGCGATCCGAATTTCAGGATCTGCAGCTCGCCGCAGAGCGGGCAGGGCAGATGCAGGCGCGAGCGGTTGGTGGTGGCGAATTCCTCCATGATCGGGGAGTCGTCTTCGTTGGTGGGCGTGCCGAAGGCTGCCAGGTGCCGGTAGTGGAACCGTTTCATCCGGGTGGCGAGCTGGCGCAGCGGCGTGCCCTGGCGCCCGGCGTCGCGCGGGACCTGGTCGAGCTCGTCGACGCGGATGACCGCGACCGGCCGCGCCTGCAAATCGGCCGACTGCGTCATCCCGACGATGCCGAGATAGCCGCCGGGGTACGCCTTCCGCGCGATCGTGTTCATCTTGTCGCGGGTTTCGTCGGACACCAGCCCGCGGAGAACCGGGATGTCGCGGAACATCGGGTCGACGCGGTCCTTCGACCAGGTGCGGACGTCCTTCGAGTCGCGCGGCACGCCCCAGAGGATCGGCGAGGGTCGCAGATGGATCCGGGCGCCGAGATCCGCCTTCATGATCGTTGTCTTGCCGCCGACCTGGGCGGGAAGCACGCCGACGACGCGGTGCACACGGAGATCGCCCATCGCCCGCATGATCGGCGCGTGCCACGGCGTGAGATCGGGATCGTACGGTGCGAGCTGCCCGTCGTTCTCCTCGGGCGACATCATCAGGTGCTCGCGGGCCCATGCCGCGACATCCAGCGGTGAGATCGCCGCGAACGCGCCGCGACGTTCTTCGCGCTCGAGCTTGTCCCAGCGCGCGAGCTCGTCCTCGTCGATCACCTCGCCGGCGATCGCGAGCGTCACGCGGCGACCTGCTCGGGCGCATCCGGCAGCTCCAGCTGCCCCGCGTCCTCACCGCGCAGCATGGCGAGCTGGCGATTGATGATCGCCTCGAGTCGCTCGTCCAGGAGCACCGGGTCGGTGACGCCGAGCAAGCGGTCGCCGTACTGGGTCAACGTGCGGATCGCGCCGGCCGCCTGGACCGCGAGCGTCCGGTAGCGACGTCGCGCCTCCGTCTCGGTCACCAGCTGGCGCTTCTTCTCCTGCAGCTCGAGCTCGAGGATCTGGTTCTCGAGCTCGAGCTGCCGTTCCTTGCCGGCTGACTGGCGCCGCGGCCCGAACTTCTTCGCCTCGGCCGCGGCTTTGTGCTCGCGATGCCACTGCTCGGCATCGGGCCAAGCCTTTGGCATCCCGGCCTTGAGCAGATTCGCGACCTGGCGTTCTCCCACGCCGAGCTTCTTCGCCAGGACGGCGATCGTGGGCGGCTTGGGCTTCGAACTGGCTGGCAACCGCTGACGTGGTGACGGCTTGCGCCGTTTACCCACATCGCACCTGCACTGTCAATGCTACCACCCGCTGTGTGCAAATCCCCGACAGGTTCGGCGCTCCCGTTGAGACCGCACCCTGCCGGGAGGACCCGGCGACTCGGCGATCGATCCGAATCCACTGCGACCGGTCGGGAAAATCACGCAGCATCGGCGAGCCACGATGCGCCACAGTGAGCGCAGGGATGCGTTGGCGTGACCTGACCGCAGTCGGCGCAGCGATACCACACGGGATCACCTGCAGTGGCCACCTTGGTGGCATACAGCATGGCCCGACGGATGCCGTAGCCGCTGAGGAAACCGATGCCGAACGTTTCGCACACGGCCTCGAGTCCATCGAGCGGTACGTTCACGATCGCAGTCGCGACGCAGCCGAGGCATGGACGGGCCGCATCAGACTTGCCACCGTACCGGTTGCCGCGCGATCCCTGACGCCGGTCGCCGGGCTTCAGCCCCATCGCGCGCCCGAGCTGCAGGATGGCGCGCATTCGGAGCGATGCGATCCGGGCGATATCGCGAGCGGCGAAGCCGTCGTTGCGCATCGAGATTGCCACGGCGATACGATCGCCGCGCCGCATAGTGATGTCAGCGCGCAGGATCTTCTCGATCTCCGTATGTGAGCAGCTCATGGGCTGCCGGTGCGCCGTCGCGGCGCAATTCGTTGCATCATTCGCTCCCCCGAGAGAGCGCTTCGACACCGCTATCCAGTCGAACGCTGGATCGTCTGTCGAGCGATATTGACCGGCAGCCGCCGCGAGACAGAGCCGGGACGATCTATGCAGTACGCTTGCGCCGTTTTCCCGTGCGCCGCGGGTGCACCTTCGCCACGCACGCCGTACATACCGCCCGTCGTTTCTTCCAGAATCCCCGGTCCCATCCGCATCCGCCGGGGCACGCGTGGTACCAGTCGCACCGGCAGATCTCGCAGATCGCCGTGAACGCATCGAGCGCGATCACGCGATCGCTCCTGCCGGAACTGATGCTTCGGCTTCTTTCGCTCGACGTTCTGAGAGAATCGCGGCGTAGGCGGTTGGGTGCTGGTCGGCGAATGGTGGCCGGTGGTCGATGACGTACGTACCCCGCGTCTCCGTCGACTTCAGCCAGCCCATCTGAATCCAGCGCCGTTGATCTACACGGAAAGCGCGCATCGTCTGCCGCGTGATCTTCCCGGCCACTTCCAACTCAGCGAGGACGCGCAACGCGCCAGTTTTCCACTGCGTCAGCGTGATCGGGGACGGCGATCCGGCGACTGAATCGGTGGCGAATTCAGGAACCGTGCAGCGCGTCTCCGGACACCAGTCGACCCACGGCAGGCCATAGGGGTTGTGCGGAGTGAGGTCGGGACCGAACTGTTCGTAGTGCCGTGACCAGTCGGTTCTTCCAGCGAAGACGACGAGGCCGCAGTGCCTGGCGAGGCCGATGAAGGCGCCACGTTCCTCGGGGACCAGCACCGCGCGAAACTCCGGGCCATGCTGACTGTGCCAGTCGGACGGCACCGCCTGCATGATGACTTCGGCGTTCAATCGGAGCTTCGCCTGTATCCCGAGCTGGACGCCATCGGGGTAGACGACGAGCAGGTCCCACCCGTCGCACTCGGCGTAACACTTCAGGTCGGGACGACGGGCGGCAACCCAAGCGGTGAATGCCGCGCAGAGCTCGGCTTCGGTCTTGAATTCACTCATCGGCCACCGCCGGCGGGAAGGTCAACGGCTTCCGCGTCGGGTCTGGCTTCGTCGTCACGCTGGAATGCCTGTGGCCAAGGTTGCATGTGCGGATGCGGCGCCGGACGATGACAGGCACGAAGTCGAACCCACGCCACGATTCGTTGCCTGGTCCACCCTGCATTCCCCATTCACGCGCGTGGGTTTCGCCCTCGAAGACGTAGCCGCGCAGCGTTGAATCGCCGCCGCGATGCGGCCGCAGCTGGTACGACTGGGTCACCTTCACCTCACTCTTTGCCTGACGGGCGCTCACGACGCCCTCCGCTTCGGCAGCCGCGGCAGCTCGATGATCGGAGCAGCCCACGCCATGTAAACGGCGTCGCGCTCGTGTTCGGAGGTGCGCTTCGTGAAGTCCGGGAAGACGAGGAGGTTCCGTTTCGCGCGATCGGGCTTCGAGACCTTCGATGCTCCCACTTCCAGCACCCGCCGGCAGCCATATGCGCAGGTCACGAGGATGGCGCCGCGGGCCAGATGGAAGTCCGTCATGACGCGCTCGATTTTCAGCCCAGCCGAGCTGTCGCCATTCTCACGACCGTAGAGGCCGATCGTGCTGGGCTTCTCGATCAGCACGACATCGATCGGGTTGCGCGCGAACAGCGCCTGCAGGTGACTGGCCAGCAGCTGCAGCCGGACGGTGATCGCGTCGTCCGGCGAGGTGGTGATCGAGCCGGACTCGAGGAGCCGGAATTTCCCAGGCGCCTCGCGATCGACGACCGCGGCACCCATGTGGGCGAGACCCGGGTCCACGCCGAGGACGATCACTGCAGCGACTCGGGGAAGAGCAGTGGACTCGCGGCGATGCGCCCCTTCACCGGCATCACCGCGGCGCCGACGGTGATCAGGTCCGCGACATGCTGAGCACCCGTCCCGCCGGTGAGGTTGTATCCCACCGCCTGCCCGAGATCCGCGCGAGAGATCGACTCGGGATAGATCCCGATGAGGTGCTCGGCGATGCGACGGGAGCCAGCTGAGGTCCGGGCGAGAATCCGCTCGTGCAATTCTGTCAGCGTCGTGGGAACGCCGGTCGCGGTCGCGGCAGCTCGCCCCTCGCCCGTCAGGCGGAGCGAGCCCTTCGCCGGCATCTCAGCCAACCCGAAAGCGATCAAGTCGGCGATGTGCTGTGCGCCGGTACCGCCGGTCAGATTGTACCCGGCGACCATGCCGAGTTGATGCCGAGTCGTCTCCGGAATGCCGAGCGCCTCGAGTTCCGCCAGCGCGTTCAGGATCTTCACGGCGCCGGCGGACATCTTCCCGGTCGGAGCGCTGTCGGTGCTCACAGTCGTCACGCGACTTGGCGCGGCCGTGCGGGTCTCAGCTCGTGCGAGGCGCCCGATCTGTGCTTCCATCTGGCGAGCGCGATCGCGGCTATCAGCGATTCCCCGCCCGGGCGCCGGCTTCGCGTCGTTCACTTTTCGCACCTCAGCAAGCAGCCCGGTCACGCCGTCCACCAACCGGTCCCATCGATCCTTCGAACGCTCACTTTCCTCGGAGATGCGCGTGGCGAGTTGCACCAGCTGCGCGACCGCCTCCGGCTTCACAATCGGCTTCTCGACGATCTTCACTTCGACCTTCCCCGGCGCCGCGGCTGCCGGCTGTACGGTTCCGGACTTCTTTGCCTGGCGCTCGAGCTCGGCGATGCGGGCCCGGAGGCGCCTCGGGTCCTGTGCTTCGGCCTCGGCGACCGCGTCCCCGATGATCGCCCGAAGCTTCTCGCGGTCGACCGGCGCTGTCTTGATCTCGCGCGTCACGCCGTCGCCGGTGGGGGTCGCGGTGTTGTCGTACGTGGTGATCATCGGAAAGGCGACGCGCTCGAACTGCCGGGCCTCGCCGGAGCAGATCCAGCCCTCGCCGGTTTTCAGTGAGGCGAGTGAGGACGAGACGTCGGCCAGGATCTCCTTCGTGGTGTTCGCCTTGAGCCACTTCACGACCGGTTCCTGATCCGCCGGCGCGGTGAGCCGGTGCGCGATCAGAGTATCGCAGCTGCCGAGCAGGGCGTTGTGCAGCGCCTGCGTTCGCTGCGTGGCGAGGATCAGCCGGATCCCCTTCGATCGGCCGGCGGTCGCGATCGTCTTCGCCCAGTGGATCGAGAGATTCTCCGACCCGATGCCTGAGCGCTCCTTCGGCGCGAAAAGATGCGCCTCCTCGACGACGAGGTAGACGACGCCACGCATCTTCCGCAGCAAGGCGGGCGCGAATTCGGTGAAGAACCGCGCCTGGCCGCCCGGCTCGAACTCCGCCATATCGATGATCGAGAGTGGCAGCGCGCCGGTGGCCACGATCTCAGCCACCGCTTTCCCCGACGAGCTGTGGAGCGGGACGTGCCCGTGCGGGCCGCCGAGGATCTGGAAAGCGAGCCCCGCGTGCTTACCATCGGCACTCGATGTGAGTCCCCACCAGTCCGATTTCAGCGGGTCGAGGATGCAGACTCGCGCTCCCTCGGCGACGACCTGCTCGATCATCAGCTTGGACGTGATGGTCTTGCCCGCCCCGGTCTTTCCGAGGACGGCCGTGTGCTGCGACAACATCGCCGGCGAGAAGAGATGGCGCGTCACGCCAGCACTCCACCGGAAACAGGCGCGCATGGATACGGACGACCGTCGCGACCGATCAGTTCTAGAGTGATCGTCCGCTCAAGTGTTGCGATGTCCATCCGCATCGCGATGCCGTCGGTCGCGTCGACCTCTGCTACAGGCAATTCAACTTTGCCGCCGAGACGCCGAAGCAGGATGATCAGGAGCTCCCGCTTGAGGAGCTCAATTCTCGCGGCCATTTCCGGGTCGATCGCGAACTCCTTCACGTTCCCACTCGCTCGCCACTGCCATCATCCCAGACGAACTCACCATTGTCACCCACCGGCAGGTGCTTGCCGCATCCGCAGCAGAACGTCGCACCGTAGAATCGAGGATTGCGGGCATACGTCTCGGCGAGCGCCTGACCCATCGTCGTGACGACACCGCACCCAGAGTGAAGCTGCTGTTCGGTCCAGAACCTGCCCATCGCGGGCGACCTTTCCGGCGGGTATGGCTCGAAGCAGGTGTATCCCTCGTCTCCGAAACGCACGCGCTCTTCAGCTGTCAGCGGCCTGGTTGGGTATTTCGGGCGAGCGCCGACATGCTGGTAGCTCCTCCGCACAGGTCGAACGAAGCCTTTCGCGCGTTCCTCCTCGCATAGCACGCGGTAGTCCTTCTGCTGGCCGTCACCGCGGTCTTGTGACGATTCGTCAGTCCACGGCTTCCCGCTTGTGGTGCAGAGTTTCGGAGTGGCCGGATCCGACGACGTGCCGTCATCTCGCAGGGGTTCGTCGCTCATTTGGGACCTCGCCAGGAAGAGACGCCAGAGCATGTAGCACCAGAACGGGAGCCAGCCGATCGAGATCGTGAGGTCGACCCACGTGGACACGCCCTCGTGAGTTTCCCGGTACCAGCGGTAGTGCCAGACCGCGACCGGGCAGTAGATGAGCAGCACGATGAGCCAGATATGCGCGTGCACCTTCGTCCTCCCTGGGTGAAGCTCCCGGCCCGAATCGAACGGGCGACCTGCGCGTTACGAGTGCGCTGCTCTACCGACTGAGCTACAGGAGCGAGCGGTGCACCGCGCCATGATCAAGCCCGGCGCACCGTCCTGCGTCTTCACTTCTCTCCGCTTCGCTACTTCAGCTGACCGTGATCCCGATCGACGCCGAGGTGGACTTCGTCGTCGCCGTGATGGTGGCCGATCCGGTCGCGACCGCCGTGACGACGCCATTGGCATCGACCGTGGCGATCGAGGTGTCGCTCGAGCTCCAGCTGACGACCGACGAGCCATCGCTGGCGCTGCCGGTGAGCTGACTGGTGTCGCCCGCGTTGAGCGTGGTGTTGCCGCCGAGGGTGAGCGTCGGCGCCGGCGGAGCCGCCGGGGTTCCTGCCACGATCGCCGCCGCGAACGGCGCCGCATGGTCCCGCATGATCTGGACTTCGGTTCCCATCAGCTGCTTGAGCGTCGCGAGATCGGTGGCCGCCTGTACGCCGGCGGCGATCCGGTCGGCGAATCCATTGATGAGCGTCGTGCCCGAGTCCTCGAGCCCGACCGTGGCGTTCACTTCGTCGACCAGATCCTGCGGCGTGCTGTCCTGCGCCTGCGTGTCATCCAT